CGCATTTGATTGAGAATCGGACCTTGCGCTTCAAGACGCTCTCTGTATAGATCAACGATTTCTTCAACTGATTTCATGCGTCACCTTTGGTTACAAACAATGCAACGATAACACATCATAGCCATTTTGGTCGCCATTGCCTCGGTGGAGGCTTGCCTTGTGTTAGGTTTGGCAGGTTCAAAATTGCCATCCATAATGCCATAACAATGTCTGTGCCGCTTTTTTTATCTCTAGCCCATTTAGTTAACTCATCTGTAGCTGCCAAAGTTTTCCAGTTACCACTCATGGAAGGTAGGCGTAAAGCCCCTGAACGAATCACCGCTGGCAATAAGGCTTCAACACCTAGTGATTCATCTAGTTTGTTGCGGCTAGTGGTATGTGGTATCACATTGACTCTATGTAGAGCCTGCCATTTGCGTACAAAGTCGTGAGCTAAAAGGAACCGTTGGGCTGCGTTGATTTCAACCACCCAGTGAGAGATGGGATAACCCATTTGGTATGACCGTTCTTGCCATTCGTCCATTAGCCCAGAGTATTGACCGGTCATAGTGTCGTATCCAAGGACTTCTTCAGCGGATAATTTGACACGCTCGATATCCACTACGTGATAAAGGTTGGTTTGAGGCTGGTAAATAATCCATACAAACGCCCAAAACATTGTAGGGCTGGGGTCTACCGCCACAATACTGATCCACGGGTGGGCTAAACCTTCAGGGATATGCCCAGGTTGACGGTGGTTATCTACACAGCCTGGATAGTCAACCCCATCTGGTCCTAACCCGCCAGTAATCCAAGTGCGGTGTACCAGTCGGGTGTCAAGATCAAGGTCTTCTTGCTGATACACCACGTTAAACAGGTCAGGTTTGGAGTATCGAATAAATGACAGGTCTTTCCACGGTAAACGGCGGGGATCTAGTAGGGGTCCGTCGGGGTATGGTAAGGATTTGAATGAACGGGACTCTTTACCTGTGTCTAGTTCCTCATAATATGCTTTATAGATTATTTGGCGGTATTTTTTTTGCCGAACAGGTTGACCTTCTTGAACATCTTCAGGGCTTTCAACATCTGACCCGTCATAACTGATGTCTTCTTCAATATCGTAGGTTTCTTTTGAGAGGCAATGGGCGTAGAGGTCCCCTGATCCGAGTCTCTGTCCGACAACAGCCAGTAAACCACCTGGGTCGCAACGTGCTTCTGCGACTCCATCCCACCGTTCAAGTAATTTATCCCTTGCGACTGATTCACGGGCGTTATCTGGTGAGGCAACGTCGTCAAAGAGGCAGAGGTCGGCTCGGTGTCCGATGAATTCTGCTTCAATTCCGTAGGCACGTACAGTTGGCTCTTTGTTGTCCAACCCGTTTCCGTCAAGCTGTTCGACGACAAATTCTTCTGCCCGCCATAAGGCACCTTTGTCCACTGGTTTGAATCGTCCATAGTCAATTGTTAAACATCCTTCTGCATCTATTGCTAATCCCTTTTGAACCATCATCGGATCGGGAAGAATTGGGGAAACCCTTTCGAGCGTTTCACGAATACGACGAGAATACATCTTCGCCATGTTCTGAGATACGGACCCGATCATTACACGCACACGCCGGTTGCGAACTATTGCCCACACCGCTACATCATGGAACAAAGTTGATTTGCCTGCACCTGGGGGGACGTTGAGAACTACGAATTCTTTTTCTTCGGACTCCAATAGTTTAACAAGAGTGAGCGCAGCTTCTACTTGCCACGGACTTGGGACACGCCCTAAATATCGCCGGCGAAAATAATCAAAATCTTCTAACCCTCGAAGGGCTTCTTCACACAACATATCGTGCGGAATAGCAGATGGCAGGTCAATGGTATCCATGAAGTCCATGTGCGCACGTTCCTGGCGACCACCGTTACCTGCACCAGTGTTGGCTTTATGGTTTGCTTCTTTACGGTTCGCTTCAAGCTCTTTGGCTCGTTTCAACCAACGAGAACCAGTATTGACATGAACCCCTGTCTCTGCACAGGCATCTTTAATGTTTCGTCCTGAAGCTATTAAAGCAAAGAACTTGGCTTTGTCCTGAATTGGGACAGCTCTTTTTGTTCCCATACTGGGTTTATTCTACCACTTAACTTTGTTAGCCCAGTATGCGGCAGACATTTTTCCTTTAGCAATGTTAGAAGCATGACGGTCTTTGAACGCTTTGTTACGGGCAGACCCGTCAGGGGAACCAGACACTCCTTGTTGTCCAAAGCGGATTAGTTTTACTTCGCTACCGACTTTGGCTACAACCACATGAGATTTAGTTGGATGTTTAGGAGTGGCTTTAGGTTTGTTGTACCCAGATACACCTGCCCGTTTAAGGCGAGAATCTTCAGGCATCAGAAATCTGTTTTTCTACCCGACGGTAAAGGCTTAGGATATTTCTTTCCTTTTAAGCCTTTACTCCCAGATTTTTTCAAAGCATCATTAACTTCTTTTACCACTTTTTGTGTACTTTTACCTTGAAGTGTAATTTCTTTAGAAACTTTAATTGGTTTACCAGAAACAACAATAGGTTCATTACGACCTGCACGACCAACAGACTTAGTGGCAGGGTCTATCTTTTTTACAGATGAACGAGGGACTTTGCCAACATAGATTGAACCTTTATCGCCTGAATAACTCTTTGCTGATTCGGGATGCAAAACAGAACCTTTGGCTTTAGGGTTAAAAGCCCAAACAACATTTTCTTTTGGTGCGTCTTGAGAACCTTTTGTTGGGTTGATTGTTTTAAGATTCTTAGTTGGTGAACCATGAATAACGGTTTTACCAAATTTGTAACTGTTCATGGCGGCTGAATAGCCTTTTCCTAAAACTGCTCCACCGAGAACTGCTTTACCCATTTGGCTGTACCCACGGGCTTGTTCATTGCGGGATTTGGCAAACCCTGCAATTCGTGCGTCGTCTTCTTTTTTAGTGCGAGCCGTTGAGGCAGATGTTGCTTTACCTGTAGGTTTTGGTTTCTTAGCCATTACTTTTTCTTCTTAGGAGCCATCTTCATTTTTTTGCCTGTTTTCTTAGCCGCTACTTTAGCGTCTTTCATTCCAGCTTCTGTATATGGGAACTTCTTTTTTCCTACCTGTGGCATATTACTTTCCTTTTTTCATTCGGGATGCAGCCATGTTATCAACAAGGTTCGGATACGGACGACCAGCCTTCTTCGCCCTTGCTTTAGCAGAAGCCTTCTGAGATGAAGACAAAGGAGTCGACTTCTTCTTCGGGTTTTTAGTTTCCCAAACAGGCTTTTGTTTCATGTGGAAACACTAACACCATGTGCTACGATGATGTCAACTTCACAAGACCTCCACGCTGGGATAGCGTCAAGGCAGGCAGGGTCGTACATCGGTTGCATGATGCGGGACATTTCACACCAGGGAACTGGGGTAGATGAATCCTGCAATCAGACAATACCGTTATGTAATTATTGATCCTATTGTGTAAGAGATTCAAGCAGCGTAATGAACGTCATCTCATTAAAACTTTCGGGTGTCGGCTAAAACATTTGGCTACGGCGACCTTGGTATCACTTTGGTATCTAAACTGTGGGGGAAGCTAAACCCTGGACTGTCACGATCTGGTTCCGCCGTTGGCGGCTACCGCCCTCACGTTGTTCGGTTGCTCGCAAAGAAGCAGGAACAAAACCAGTTGACGTGTCCAGCCCTGTGGGTTTTTCTTTTTTCTTTCCATGCCAACTAAAGCCGGTGACTAGGCAGCTGGTTATCTCCTGCCTCCTCCCCAGCGAACCGTTTAACACCACCCTCCGTGGTCAGCCACCACGCACAGTGAACAACCAGACCCCACACACAGCAAAAGAGTGAGAACATGGCTGAACAGGTATACATATATGTACCCCCCCGTGGCTCGGCATACCCCCAGTTGCGTTACGCTCTCTACCTACTGGTCGGTAGGCAGCCACTAGATCCCGACGTTACATAACAAACATTATGGGCGCACCTAAAACACCCCCCCAGCGTTCCTGGTTTTATAACACTACTAACCGGTCACTCTAAGTAGTCGCCCCTCACTCTAAGCGTTCGTGACTTTCCAGCCCCTCCGCCTATGCCTTCTTTTTGTGTGTGTGTTGTGCTTGTTTTGGTGCTGGTTTTTTGGCTGGTGGTTTGGCAGCTTTTGTGACGTTCGGGTGCTTGAAAGGTTTCTGATCTAATGACTTGCAATGTGTTAGACGGTTGTGGTTAAATAGATCCATCGGGTTTTTCGCCCGCTATACCTAAGAGGGGTAAACAAATGGATAAGGCAATTTTCACCATAGAAGGTGAACTATATATAGAGGGGCTTCACGATCCCCGCAACCGTTGGAATGGTTGGGCTACCCCAATTTTCCCGATCGAATCGGTGCAAGTCATCGCTACATTCTTAGACGATAATCTTGCCGACTTTCGGGAGGGTGGCATCGTTGTAATGATCGATGGTGTTCCACATTGGAAAGAACTTGACGAATCAGACGGCGAAACAATTCTTTACCCGATCGCTCCGCAAGTGATCGATGGTGTCGAATACTTCGAAGTTGGCGCTGGTGGCTGGGTGTGGGACGATGTGGAGTTTCCCGACTTCGGCGATGACGAAGAATCCCACGATTATTGGTTGGGCGAGATCAGAGACTGTCAATATAAGTCGGCTGGTGTTCTAGACATGATCGCAGTGGGTAAGTAATGCAATTTACCCACAAACAAATTAAGCAGATCCTATTTAATCAGGCACACGGAAAACCAGTTAACGAAGGCACAGCCGATCCAGTTTGTGAATGTTGTGTCCGTCTGGCAGATGATCTACCCGACACCTACAACGAAGGTGAGCAACTCTGCGGAGACTGTGAAGCCTATTTCCAACTAGCAGACAAGGCGGGCAAGTAATGAAGTACACAACCACTAACGGCTGGGTAATTAGTACCCGCAAATTAAAGGCAGACGATCGGCTTTATCTGAAGGAACTAGAGACAGATTCGCAACGTTGCGAATTTGTGGACGAGTGTGTGCCTTTGTATTTGAAAGCTTGGGGGGTCGATCTCATTGACACGACCGCAAGCCTAAAAAATGCAGGACTGATCGACTAGCGAGAAGCAGCCGAAAGGGCGACAAGCAGACAGATAGGTGCAAGTCCTAACCGCCCACAATGCGCCCGCAATAATGCGGGGCAGGATACCTAGAAGGGGTAGACATGATAACAAAGCAAGGGCGAGAGATCGCCACACAATTAGCCAAGGCTGGCGCAGAATGGGGAGGTGAGCAACACGGCGATATTGTGAACACGGTTTCTCTAATCTGTCGGCACTCGAAAACTTACCGCAGGTTTCAGGAGATCCAATGCGGGGACGATGTGCATGATGGCGACTGGGTAAATAAAAATTGGCAATGGATCCAGAAGCGTGACGACCAGATCGAATCTAGGTTGCTGGTGCTTGCTGAAAGTTTGCCCGCCAATATCCGGCTGCAACTTGACGGCGACCCTCGTGGACTCGTTGTTCGTCTGATCGTGACAGACAATCTCGGTGTGCCTCGTACTGTGGGGGTGGAATAATGGCTACTCCATATAATCCAGAATGGGACGAGGACGATTTGGATCTTTGCCCCGTTTGCCAGGATTTGCCTATCCCAGAATTTCAAGGCTGTTCCTGCTGGCTGTGCCGTTGCATGACCACCAATCCATCGGGGCTGATGGTTTGCAGCTGTGGGCAGGTTCGCCCAGATGATGTGGAATCAACAACTCGGCGACTGGTTGCGATGGCTAACAAGATGGAACGAGTCCCAGCAACTGCCGACTGGGGAAGCGTTGCAACGTTGCGAGAAGCGGTCACGATGCTTCGTACTCATGCGTTCCCGTCCGATGATCCGTTAATGCTTGACTAGCCAGATGGAATTTGTTAAAAACTTAGTAAGCCAAGAAGGGGCAAACATGAAAACAAAAAAGCAAACACTATGGGCAGTTGAGATACCTCTCTACGAGTCCTTCATAGCAATAGGAAGCACAGAAAAAATAGCGGTACAGAACTGTGCAGCTCGTGCGCTGGAATATCTAGAGAATCGTGATGTGCTTGACGATTCAGGCAAGCACTATACGATTGAGTCTCTTGTCTTTAACTTTGGTTATCGTGCCACCGAGTGCGAACTAGACGGGATCGGCGAACGCCACTAGAACCGAATCGGCTGGGGGTTGCCCTTCGCTCGGAGCCACACCGAGCCAGCCACCATGCGAAGCACAACGCCGAGCAGCTGGAACCTTGGAAGGGGTTTGAAATGTCAGAAAGAATCACAATCAACGGGGCTAGGCGATCACTCGCCCATTATGCCCGCACATTGGCAGGGCATGGCATCATGCCAGCAGACGAAGCGGGTCGGATGCGGATCGGCAGCCCATACGGGTTGAGCCTTTATGTGTTCACACACGATCTAGAAGGTTACGGAGTTACTCACAATGTGCCAGGCTTTTGCGGTTCTAGTAAAGCCCTCGGCACTTCACCCAAAGAGGCACAAGCCCTCATCATCCAAGCGCACAACACAGTCGGCGACCTTTACCGAGGAGCACCGTACAGCCACGATGCAGGGAACACGGCACACCAAGCAGTTATGGAGCATTACGGACTCTGGGCTGCGTACGCCAAAATGTTCAAGGTGGAAATCAAGTGATGGGGCGCAATTATTCACCCAACCATCCTGCCGTGATGTCGGCAACGCACCGACCAGCGCAAGATCTGAACCGTCCGTATCGTTTACCGTTAACCGGTTTGGCAGTTGCCATGACTGGCGGGACGCTGGCGGTGTCCTTCCTGCCGAACGTCGCAATCTTTGGCTTCCCGTTTGGGTTCGTCTGGGCTGTGCCGTTCATCGCTGGGGCTTTGGTTTGTTGGAGCCGTTGCTTGGCTTTGCTGGATGAAGAAAAGAAAAGGGGCTAACCATGTCTGAAGATACACAACTACAAGCACCTGAACGGGTCACGGATCTTCTGGTGCAGGCATACCGCCTGCTACTGGATGCCCAATCAATCGCCGACAGCTCAGACAGAGAAAATATCGGGGTTGCTCTGGACTCGTGTCGATGGATGATTGGCGACCTAATCGCCAGCATTTCAGCTGAACCTACAGCGGATAAATTGTTTCCACTTGCTCAACGTTGGGAACTAGATCCTAGCTCTGCGTTTTCTAATGCTTTAGACGGGGGCGCAGCATGACCGTTTTAATGAAAATACAATGCGACAAATGCAAAAACATTTCGACCATTTCTCAATACGGAACGCCGACCGATGCACGAGTAGCAGAGTTTAAGAACGGCTGGTTTTTTGATCCAGACATGGGCGGTTTCGATCTCTGCCCTGCGTGTTGCGGAAGGAATCCGCAGTTTTGGGATACCGAACCTTTCTGACCCGTTCAGCATTGGAACGACTGCGTTTGTTTCGTTCAGCACCGGAACGACAACAGTTTGTTGTTGCCTATGTTGTGAACGGTTCGCAGGTTAAGTGGCTCACATGGGATAAGCGGAAAGTTTGGCGATGGGGAAAAACAAAACACTTGGCTGCACGATTCCCGACAGAATCACAGGCAGTGTTGGCAGCTGAAAGCACCTCTATGGTGTGGCAATATCAGTACCAAATACATCGCTACTAATTTTGGTAGTATCAGTTTGGCTCCGGCTCGTGTCCCCCTTCTCACGAGTCGGAGCCTTTTACCGTTTCCAGCTGATGCTGGTCGGCTGCCTAACGTGTTGATCTCTTTGCTTAGGGGTCATACCAGCCCAGAAACCATCTCGCCTACCTGTGGCAGCTTCGAATGGTAGGCAGAACTCCAGGCATTGTTTTATGACTGGGCAGCCAGAGCAGTAGTCTCGTGCCGGTTTCCAATAAAAATCCCGCACATCTCCGTTGGGTATTTCAGGGAAAAAGATAGACGATGGTGCGCCTTTACAGTTTGCTTTGTCATGCCACTCATCTTTCATTTTCTTTTAGTTCGTTTCTTTGGTGCGCTGCGTACCGCAGTTGTTTTGTTTTGGTGGCATACACAGGGGCAGGTGTCGTGTATGTCTTGGGTGTATTTTTTTAATGCTCGTTCTATGGTGCCACAGTGGGTGCAGAACGGATCGGCACGGGTGAATTCCCACAGCTCATGCGTCATTCATTATTGCCATGAGATGTTGCCCTATCCATTGTGCTACTGGGCTGGCGACTCCGTTGCCACACATTTTGTATCGGGTGGTGTCTGCGTTTTGTTTTCCGTCTGCACGGGGCAGGGTGTGGTTGTCTGCCCATCCCATGAGGCGTTCACATTCGACCGGTGTGAGTCTGCGTACTTGCATTGTTGATTCTTCTCCTTGTTCGGCGGCCACTGATTGTGCGCCTGTTTGGTCAAGGGTGTATGACGGGTCGCCTTCGTTACCAATGCCGAATCCGTTTTGTTTCTTTTCCATCTCTCGTCCGTCTTGGATGGGGATAGCAATGCAGTCGCCACTGTCTATCCCGATGCGTAATGCTCGGTAAATGTCTTCTGTTACTGACTGGTTATACCCGTCAAAAGCTATGATCGGCACGTTATTTCCGCCTGTTCCCATTTTTGCTGACAAAGTATTTACCGTGTTCCCTTTTTGTATTCGTAATCCGTCACGATATGAGTTGTCAAACACAATCAGTAGGGTTGCTCGGCTGTCGCCTGTGTTGTCAAATGCGTTCAAGGTAGGACACACCCCGCCATGAATCCATGTCTCGAAGTCTTGGTCATGCTGCGCTCGTCGGCGTTTGCTGTACCACAAGTTTGTTCTCCATCACGTATTGATTCCCGACACCTTTATAATCTCTAGCTTGGAGTGACCCAACAATGTTTGGTTGCTGGATTACTACATGACCGTTGTTTGCATCTTGATTAACAACAGTTCCATGATGGTAAATGGATGCACTAATAGTATTGGCTATTGGTTGTCCAGATCCAAGTTCGCTACTATTTCCAATGCTTTCTGCAGCTTCGTTGGTAGCACTTTGCCTCGCCTGTTTGCCCTTCGCAGAATTCCCTCCGCTGCTTTCCCCGACAGTAAGTATTTTTTCGGGACTTCGGCTGGCGATTGCAGGATCAAAGCAAGAGAGGACGAACACTCGTCTACGCCTTTGGGGGACTCCGAAGTATTGTGCATCCAGCATGGACCACTCCGAGAAACACGCCCCTGCTTCATCCATTTCGTAGAGGACTTCCCCGAAGTCGGCACCATTATTGGAAGATAAGGCTCCTGCGACGTTCTCCCAAATAGACCAGGTTGGATATTTTCCATTAGATAACTCTCTTAATTCTTTGATGATTCGGATTCCTTGGTGAAACAAACCTGACCGTTCTCCGGTTAGACCTGCTCGTTTGCCTGCGACTGACAGGTCTTGGCATGGTGATCCCCATGCGACTACATCTACACCGTCACAGTGGTCAAGTATGTATTGACCTGTGAGTGTGGAGACATCATCCCATTTGGGAACCAGCGGCCAGTGGTGGTCTAGGGTTTGGCGACAGTTTTTGTCTAGTTCGCATTGGAATACTGTTGTCATTCCTGCTGCTTCTAGCCCCATGTCGAATCCCCCTACGCCACTAAATAGTGACAGGACACGCATTAGAAGAAGTCGTCAGCTGCGGGTACTGGTGTTGCTGATGGGAATACTTTGCCCACTTGTGCCATTACATTTTCTGTTTGGTCTTTGATCCAAGTGTTCCAACGCAGTGATACACCAATTTCGTCAGCGATAATCTTGATTGACTTGCCTTTGGTGCCGTCTTTTTTGGTGAATTCTTCTTGCTCTAGGCGACCTGTAACGATTACGGTTTCACCTTTAGCGCAGGTGGCTGCGAAGTTTTCAGCGAGCGAGCCGAACGCTGTGACGTTGTGCCATGTTGTTTTCTTCTTGTCGTCTTTGCCGTAGGTATCTGCGACTGTAAAGGTGGCGATAGCCATTTGACTGCCGGTGTATTTAAGTTCGGGTTCTTGTCCGAGCTTTCCGTGGATTGTGATGTGGTTACTCATTAGTTACCCCTTCCGAGGGTTGTAGTGGTTTGGGTTGGTTCGCAGCCTTTAGACAACGGTGTTGTGGTGGGGTTGAGAGGGTGATGTAGGTCGTCACGGATACTTTGCATCGTGGACAGTGCCAGTGTTGTTTCAGCGAGATGCCCTTCATTCCGTTCATGTTATAGGTGGGGTGTGTCAATGTCAAGAAGTTTTCTTGCTTTTCTGCAAGCTCTACATTCACGAGATCCGTTGGGTTTGTGGTAGGTGTTCGGTTCGTCATATTCGTGTCCCCTGGGGCAGTGTGTTTTGTTGGCATAGAAATGTCTGCCTCTGTCCACTACGTCTTTCATGTTTTCTGTTTGGGTTCCACCTTCTAGGTGGTGGGGGTTGACGCAGATTCGATTGTCGCATTTGTGTCTGACGACTGGTGGGTAGTAGTAGTTAGCTAGGAAGAATGAGAACCGGTGGGCTGATCTGTGTTTGCCTTGGGCGTATAACTGTCCGTAGCTGTCACCACGTAGGGATCCTTGCCATTCCCAACAGTCTTCGGGGGTCAGGATGTTTACTCGTTTCCAAAATCGTTGACTGGTTTTGTATGTCACAATGTCCACAGGTTCCCCCTTGTCCTGTGTAAAACATTAGCAGTATCTTTTCCAGCGTTGTACTAAGGGGTGTTTTGATTTGCAAATCATCTGTTGTAGACCCATGCAATTTTGGTATTTGATTACAGCCCAGCCATATGGACCTACGGGGTAAACGAATTCGCCGGATTTTCTGGTGTGACCACGGAAAGCAATGCGATCTACGACTATTGCTTGTTCTCTTGGGGTGTAGCGGTCAGCTTTGGAGGTCTCTGACCAGCGTCGCCAGGTTCCTTTGGCTATTCCGTAGCCGGAGGTGTAGTTGAGGCTGCTTTTGTGCCAGCGAAAGTTTGTTTCGCATTGCGCCAGGTTCAAATAGAATTTCCAGGGCATGATGAGGGGCTTTGGTTCCATAGGGGGCTTAGATGCGCTTACAGGGGCTTCTGAGAGGACTACAGAGGGGATGGATAGGGACAGGATAATGGTGATGAGGATGCGTGTACGCATGGTTCTCCTTTGTTCGTGGAATGGGTCATTTAGGTGTCATAGTTCTCCCAACTAGGTACTGTTAAACGGATTGTAATATCTTAGCAGTCAGAATTAAAAACCAACCAGTGAACGGATTACACAATCCATAGCTCTCACTTCAATGAAGTCTTCCATCTCGGTGTACTTAGTTTTCTTAGACACAACCGGTGCAGCTTGCAAGGTTGGGGCATCAACAATCAACACAATCGTTCTCGCATGATTCAACATGGTAAAGAAATGATTGACCGCTATAAACTTTTTCTTGCGGGCAGAGAAATGAACTGTGCTGAACGGGAACACATCAGTGTCCCAGTTGTGTTTCACTTCAACTTCAAAAGCGTATTCTGTTCCGCCACGTGTAGCCAGCACATCGATGCCGTAATCATCAGGGTTGACCCAAGCTAGGAACCCTTGATCCATAAGCCATTCAATGATTTGGTGTTTAGCGTTGTCGTCTGCGTTGTAGATGACTTGGCTGAATGGTTTACCTGCCATATTTTTCGCCAAGTAATGCACCGCAGGTAAATACTGCTGTGACCATGATTACGATTACAAAAAAATCAACCATTGTTAATTGCTTTCATGTATGCGTCATAGCCGCAGTCACATTGCTCAGTTCTTGGTTGAACCAATCGCCTGTTATTTTCAATGGATCTAGGGTCTGCCGGACAACCGCCCTCGTGGAAAGGATGGAACAACATCTCTGCTATTCGTTTCCATTCGTCACGCTCGGCTTGTACTTTGGCGAAGTCTTGCTCTGCGAACTGGATACCTTTTTCTTGGATCCATTCGTACGCATCGTCTTGGTGTATGTATTCACTCATCAGTAGCCTGCTTCCTTCAACAAGTCAGCAAAGACACGGGCAGGCATCACTGCATACCAGTCGCCAACATCCATCGTGCCACGCTTCTTAGCAATGACAGCACCCATAGTTACTTCGGCGTTAGCCATCTCAACCTTCAATTCCTTCATCCATTCAGACAACGTAATTGTCTTATGGTCTTTAACTTCTATAACGACTGGCGCACCCATGTTGATGTCGCCCTTGTCAAGATTCCCTGACAACGCACGACGCTCTGTATAGATCCAGCCTTCACCTTTAAGCCATGTGACTACAGCGGTTTCAGCTGCGGTTCCTTTTTGTTTTGCTTTAGACATTGCGCCGTGCCAGTTCGTCACTTAACCGGCGACATTCTGAAGACAACATGGCGTTAGTATCTTCGAGCAACATCAGCTTTTCTGTTAAACGATTGTTCTCTTTAACAAGAGAAGACACAGCTTCTTGCCACATCCCGCTATCCATTTCATCGCTCACTGTCGAAACATCCTTCATAGAACTTATGTCCGAAGACTTCAACAGGGTGAAGACCAAAATATAAACACCACTTGTCTGCCGTATATACGCTCAACCCAGTTTGTTTCCAACGGGCAACAGTTTTACCTGGGACATTGTGCAACTGCTCTGCGTTAGTAAGAAAGTCCACCAGTGGTGCAGCATCAAGCCGTACAAGACCAGCTGCACTGATAGGGCGGTACTTCTTACGGGTGGAGGACATACCGGCACGACAAACTTCGCACCGGCACCCCCTCCTGCGATACATGGATGCACCATGCTCAGTGATTTCTTTGGCGTTCACGATGTTGTCACCGCTTGACGTACCAAGTCACGGATCAACTGTGACCGGCGCACTCCTCGTTGTTCACAAAGAACACCAATCTGTGCCAGTTGTGATTCGGTCACTCTGATGCCAATGATTTTGGCTGATGCTTCACTAGCTGATGGGTCAACTGTTCTTTTGTTAGCCATCACTCGCCGTCCTTAAATGCTACGAGTTCTTTGAACGCTGAACGCAGTGCTGGTAGGTGTGATTCCATCCAAGGTGTGCCTTCGGGGATGCCAGCGTTAGCTGCTACAGCCTTCGGGGATACACCTTTTGTTTCACAGGCTGCATTGAACTGGTTTACTTGTTCATCTGACAATGCTGTGAGTGTCTTAGGCTTTGGCTTTTGTGCGGTATGCGGTTGAGGCTGTGGTTGTGGCTGTGGCTTAGGCGAAGGTGCATGGTCAAGTTCTTCCCATTCGTTCTTTGTCCAAAGTGACAAATAAACGTTATGCCTCATGGCGCAGTTCCTGATGGCATCGCTCATCAGTTCCTTGTACAGATCGGGCTTCGATGCCTGAACAGAACCAATACCTAAACGGCGAACACCATGAACAGTCAGCCATGCACCCATGTGTGCCATACCATTCTCAACACGGAACGCTGGTAAACCGTACTCGTCAAACGCAACTGGTTCCAGTGACCATGATGAATCAATTTCCGTCAAGGCTTTCTGTGTGTCGGCATGACCCACGAAGGACAACTGCTGACCGCCTTTAGGTAGCTTGCCGACAATCTTGGGATCTGGTACCCCATATTTAGTGAGGACTTCATCAAGTCCAATTGTTTTCTTTTCCATTATTTTTCCCCTTTCAAGAGAAATGTACGGGTTTGTACTTCTTTAGTGAACTCTTTTGCAAGGTCGGGATATGCAGCACGGAAACCTTTTGAATCAAATGACTCACGCTTCTGCCCCTTCCAAGTAGCAACGGTTGTACCGTTCAAGATAGCGGTGTCGGCATCGCCAATCAACTCACACACCTGTGCTTTTAATTCGTCTTCCAATTGTTTGTATGAAGCCAGTTCGCTACGCACATGACGCAACTTAGTGAGGACTTCACCGAAGTTGTCAGGTAGTTCAACAGCTCGTGAGGTTGGGCGTTGATACCTGGTTTGGATTGTTTCGTATGACCATTTCACACCGGATGGGGTCATGCCAAGTTCAATGGTGTTAAGCCAGTCAGCTACAGAAGCGATGTGTTCAGCAACTTCTTCCTCGGTGATGACCTGTTCAACCAAGGTGAGGCGCAGGGTGTTGTCAAAGACTGCCCAAGTAATACGTTTCGCATCTGAACAAATATATTGAGTGATGCCTTGGATACGCCAGTAGTCAGGAAGTGTGCCTGAGTATTCACGGCTGGTGGTTTTGACTTCAAGGATGTGGCGGGTTTCTTCGTTCCATCCGTCAAGGGTGGAGATGAGGTGGCATCCGTTGTCTGTGTCGTAACAGAACAGTTCCTTTGGTGTTTCAAACTGGACACCGAGCCTGTCGCCAGCCCACGAGATGATGGTGTCTTCAAGGCGGTTGCCTGTCTCCATCGCTGCATTAGGGGTGATAGGGCTAGGTGCCACACCTGATAGTTGTTCAGCTGCGTAGTGGTCTTTCTTTACGAAAGGATGCAAGCCATAGATGGCAGCTGCGGCTGAGGCTGAGATGCGCCGGTTGCCTTGGGCATCCATGTAACGCTGATCTAGCCATGCTTGTGAACCGTGTGGTTCTTTGTGGATACGGTAACGATTGAAAGTCATTTAACTTCCCCTTCTCTGTGTAACAGTTGTTACGTTGCACCGTACAGGAGGGGTGTGTCAATGTCAAGAAGAAAGTAAAACTATTTTTCTGACCATAGCTACAGGGATATAAAACAGGTTGATACCTTCACCATCGTGGATGCTTTGTAGCAGTGTCACATGGTTTTCTTTAGCCCCAGGATCACCAACAGGCACAAGGAACCCTACTGATTGCACCAGGACTTCGCCGTCGTCTTCTACTTCATCAAGGGTGAGCCAGCCTGCGTCACCTCCGCAAGCGTCTGCCCAATAGATGAGAGCCATCGGGTATGCCGGTGGATCTAGTTCAATCGTCTGTAGGTTCGTCAAGTGGTTCCCCCTCGGTGCGACATTCAACACAGTAACGACCTGTTTGCGACAGCCAAATTTGTCCACAACTAGGACACATGAATAGGTTACGAAAGTTGGTCATGTTTCAATCTTAGTTGAAGATTAAGCTGCCTTGTTTTGCTTGTGCTGCAAGGCTTCTAACTGTTGCACAGCATAGAAGAATTGATCCTGTTGCGTGATAGGAACGTGGATTTTAGATAGAAAATACAGGAGTGTTTCGATGGTTTCGCTTGTCATAGGACTCACGACAGTATCAGATTACCGTGGCTTAGTTACGTAGTCCTCAACTATGGTTAAACGATTCTCGATACGGTCAACAGCATCACGCAAAGATGAACCACCGTTGTTTTTCATGTTCATTTCAACAGTAGTAATTGCGTTATCTAGTCGCTGTCCCCACCGAAAAAGAGGTCTAACAACACCACGATAGATAACACCGATAGAAACAATAGACCCAGCAATTGAAGCAAGAACACTGACGACACCCATTATGCAGGCTTAGAGCATGATTCCCATGCTTTAGCGAATTTGTCTGCGTCTTTAGCCATAGCTGGGGATAGTTCTACGTGCAACCATTTACCGCCGAAACTTCCGGCGTTATCGGTAGCGGTAAAAATCTTTACCCCTGCTGCGTTTTCACCACGGCTACACCTGAAGCCCCGACCATAACCTTGATTCTTGTCCTTAGGATTTGCATCAAAGGCATAGTCATGTATTTCCTCAATGCCTAGCTCTTTAGTGTGAGCCAGCAAAAAGTCCCAGATAGCAACCCCAACCTTGCGATCAGAATATCCAACATCACAGGCAGCCCCAGTGGAATGGACTGATAGGAATTTATCCATACCTGGGTCGCCAATCTTTTTACCTGCGGTATGAGAGTTGCGCATAAGTCTGACGGAATAGATACCCATGTTCTTCGTTTTCCATTTGGCAGCACAAAGAGCAACCAGTTTTACGGTGCCTGGCTGTGCGCCTTTGCCGTCAAACGCTGGGTAGTAACTGTATTTTCTTGGCATGATTTATTCCTCGTCTATCCCAATACCAGCGGCGATGGCAAGGATGTTAATAGCAAAAGCAACTGCGCTAATGTATAGAGCCTTGTCTAGCGTGTCGCCAGACAGGGTGATAAGCATAAGTCCGGTGCTGGTCAACCATAGTGACAAGCTGATGATAGCTCCTAGATATTTACGCATAGGTTGCACTTTATCACTTTCGTTTAGTTGGTATAACCATGAGTGAGGTCATAATTGTGATGGCGATTAAGGCTCGGCGGGTGCTGACGGGGACCGTGGAACCGATAGGGACGTAGGTGTCTACTGCCCCGCCGAATACGTTGACTGATGCTTCAAAGGATTCTCGAACTTCTGTTGGTGCATCTTGTACGGCTGACACCAGCTGCACTAACTCGGTATCAGATAGATCATCTAGGACTAAAGCATCGAAGACTTGGGTTGCTTCTTCAGGGGTGATGGTAGCTAATGCTTCAGGGTCGGTAGCCAGAGCCACTGCTTCTTCGGGGCTTACGACAGGAGGGACTACGATTGGTGGTGTAGTTGTGGAGGTAGTAGATGTACTTGTTGTTGTGGGTGCCAGCGTTGATGTTGTCGTGGTTGGCACGGTTGATGGAGGCACAGTTGTTTGAGGAATGGGAACAGTAGATGTGGTGGTTGTTGGCAACACTGTGGTTGTTGTGGGCGTTTCTGTTGTGGTGGTTGTAGATGTTGAAGTTGTTGTTGGTGGCAGTGTCGTTGTTGTGGTTGTGGTTGTTGTGGTGGTGGTAGACGTAGTAGAAGTCGTCGAAGTAGTCGTCGTTGGCTCCTCAGTGGTAGATGTGGTGTTGGCTGGTTGCCCATTGAAACTCAACTCGTACCGTTCATTCCAACCAGGGCTACTACGCCAAACATCAGCCTGATAACAGCACGTACCTGCCCGCAGACGGTACCGACCAGGCTGTACTTCTATAGAGATGTTGGATTGCAACCCGTAAAAGTCATCGTTAGTTACTAACTCAACACCTTGCTCGTTGTATAGCCACAGTTGAGGGTCAGAGTTAAACCCGTCAACCATGTACGTCCGTGCCTGGAACTGTGTTGGCTCGGTGTATTCAAACCAGTAATCAGTGATCCCAGTGATAATTGGATTTTCTGCACTAACGCTGGACGATAGAAACAGAATGGAAAGTACAACCCCTACGAGGGCGTAACGGCTACGCCTTTTTGCCGAAGGCTGCTGCAACTTCTTCTTTAGTAAGGGTTCCGTCTTCAGACCATGAACGAAGCAACGCTTCAGTTACTTTACCTGCGGCTACAACACCGGCGATAGCTGCTGACTTCCAGAGTTCAACACCAAAGATTGCGCCACCTGCTACAGCTGCGAGTGCGGATGAACCGAATACCCCAAAGATTCGAAGAACGAGTGTTTGTAGTTTAATCATGGGTTTTCCTTTGGTATCCATCGGCAGGTTTCTTCGTTAAAGCCTACAGCATTTTCTGGTCGGGGTGATATAAACGCATCCCTTTGTGGGTCGTAGGTTGCGCCTATGCCTGCGTAGTTTTTGCGGATTGACCCGTTGTAGGAGGTTTGTAGGTATGTTCCTTCACCGAATTGTTGACAGAACGCTTGACCTACGGCTTCTGATTCGTTGCCGTTGGCATCCAGGATGTCGTCGTTTGAGATGACGATAACTCTGATGACTGTGTTGTTTTCTAGTTGTGCAAAATGTGCCATGTTTATGGTCCCCAATAATTGAATGATGCGTAACCTGAGCCGCCATTGTATCCGTTAGGTATGTAGTCAAGACCAGCACCACCTGTGCCTCTGTTTGTTACTCCAGCCCCATTAGGTGTGCCTCGTGTGCCACCCGTACCGACATTGCCGCCACCACCGCCACCACAGAAACCAAAGATATTGGCTGGACCGCCGTTGCCGCCGTTGTTGCCAGAAGCATTACCACCGTTCCCTCCAAGACCTGCACCACCGCCACCAGCAACCGAAAAAGCATTATCGCCCGCAGAATAACTACCACCAAGGTATCCATTGCCGTCACCGCCGTCGCACTCATAACCATCTCTAAAATAATCTCTTCCAGACTGTCCACCAGACGCACCAGAAGTACCAATGCTACTTAGGTTGCCGTCTGCACCTGTGGAGCCAGCACCTCCAGCACCAATAGTTACCGTCACACTTGCCCCAACAGCGACATTGTTGTAAGACATTACGGTGCCGCCTGCACCACCGCCTGTTGTACCTGCACCACCACCACCGACAACTACCGCACTTATGAGTGTGGTGATAGCCAAACCGTTAGTACCTGATGTTGGTACTGGGTTGGTCCAAGTAGTTGAAGAAAGGGATGTAACGGTTCTTTCACTGTATGTGGTGAATGTGGTAGTAGCACTGGTTGTGACAAACCCACTGGTATTGGTTGTTCGGAACCAAACCCAATAAGTAGTTCCATTTGCCAACCCCGTAGCGTTGTAAGTACAAGCCGTGTTGGTAGCACCCTGGGTGATGGTTGAGTTAGTAGAAGCAGTGAACCACGCTGAAGGGCTTACCATATACGCATTTGTTGCATACTGAAACTCAACTAAAGTAATATTTCGGTTGCCTGTAGCGTTTACAGTTCCATTAAAGACAGCACTGTTTTGGTTGAAGTTAGTGGTAGACCCGACAGTTAAAGTGGGGGCTACGGCTACACCAGAAGAAGCACCAATCAGCATTAGGCTACGGTGTCTCCAGTTAACACCCATTCAGTATCAGAAATTTTTACTAAAGAAGCAACAGAGTATTGTACTCGCAATTTCAAACCGTTAGCAGAACGCACAGTAACCGCACCAGTGCCAGTAGCACCTACAATTGTTACCTGTCCAGCACCGTAGTTGACCACAGTAATAACTGTGCCATCAGCAAAATCAACAGGAGAACCACCCGAAGCAGAAGGAACAGTAAGCGTCATCGCTGTTCCCTTATTGCATTGCATCGTGCAGTTAGCATCAACCAAAGCAAGAGTAAAACTATCTGTCTTGGAGGTCAACGTAGGGGCTGCAAGTTTAGGGGAAGTAACAGCCGCATCAAGAATCTTTGCGCTTGTGACAGCACCAGTAGTGAGATCACCAGCCACAATAGAGTTAGACAAAGCTAGTTTACTGTAAGCAATTGCAGCAGAAGCATTAACATCGGCATCAACAATAGCCCCATTAGCAATCTTGGCTGAAGTAACAGCTGAATCAGCAATACCAGCCTCAACAATTTGTCCCCACTTGAAACCATTAGTAGCTGTACTGTCAGCCTGCAACACGTGAGCATTCGTACCAACACCAAGACGGTTAATAGATGAACCATCAGTACCAATAACATCACCCTTGGTGGTCATCACGGAAGCAATCTGGTTAGCTTCGTCAGCTTCGTCAGCAGTGAACACAGGGTAGATAGCTGCACCAGCACTATGAACAAGTGGCGCAGAAGTGTCATCTTGGGATCGAACAACAGTCAAAGTCACCCCAGAAACAGCTGTGACCTTAACTTTTTCTTCCTTTGAAGTACCAGGGGCAACAACACAATAAAATGGGAAAGAAGTAGCCCACCCAGTAACAGTATCCACAACAAAAGAAGTATCACTATCAGCTGGGCTATTGGTCAGCACAGCCTGAGCAGGTGCGCCTTTATATCCTTTTCGTACTGGTAAAGCCATTATATTCTCCTAGTTTTCTACAGATCGCATTGTAACAGTAGCCGTACCATCCCAAGACCAGGTGTTCCCTGTGCTGTCTGTGGGTTGCCATTCGACATCTTCAGTGATGACACTATATGAAGTGGTGCCTAACTGGAGGGTGACGATGCGAGGGTTGCGGATAAGACTATTAAGGTTGTCTAGTTCTGCTTCGGGGTCCATATAGATGTCACGGTCACGAGGGCGAATCTTGGTGTGAAGAAGGACAGGGATGGAGAATACTTCTGACCTGAAGGGGGCTGCGTAGGCTCGTGCCATCCAGCGTGTAACTATAGGGCTGTCGGTTAATTTAACAGTTCCTTTAGTTAGTACCAGTTTGAAATCGGCTTCAATGGTTTTCGTGTCGGTACCTTGGTAGGTGTATTCAATTCCACTTTGGTCAGGAAATGTGCCGAGCAGAGTATAACCAGAATGGTCGTTAGATATATAAGCTGCAACAGATCCAAGTAGAGGTTCGGTTCGGACATCAAATTTGGCTACGAACTTACGGTCTGGGATACCCCAACGGTGTGTGCCAAATTCTATTTCGCCTGATGGGACAACAGTTGTTGTGTTTTCAGCGACAACACCGATACCGTTGATAGAGAACACCCGTTTAGAATCAAATGTGACAACGCTTTGCACGACCCCTGTGTTTGTATACATGAGGTCCGTAGCAAAAGCGGGGGTATTTGCGCTTGTGTTAACAGACAAATCTAAACGACCTAAACCGCTGGAAGTACCATCGTAGTTTGTCCAAGTGAACCAAACAAAACGTCCATCGCCGGTGAAATCGTTTACTGAACCGGATGTTGGGATGACAGAGCCAAGAAGTAAGTTGCCTGATGCGTCTGTGGTAGCCATGCGGATACCTTTGTTTGTGCCGATAAAGATGAATCCAAGATACGAGTCAATGCTTGAAACTATTTCTCCATAAGGTAATTGCCCTGCTACAGAACAGTCATCTAAAGCTGTTGCTTCTGCCTTTAATGTTGTTTTGTAAATTAGACTTATATCGCCTGCGAATCCAGCTATATAGATAAATCCGTTACCGCCAGCACTGCCAACGAAACGCATTGCAGCATTACGATTTGTGTGTATTGTTGTACCACCGCCAGCCGTGCTTACATCCATGATGATGTTTGCTTGGGTGCCGATGATACGTCCGTTGGCGTAAGCCAAAGAAGTGAAAGTGTGGGAGCCTGTTGTGTGGGAAGAAATGCTTGTACCAGCACTGTCATGCACATAAACACTGTCAGTGGCGTAGCCAATAAACACTCTTGTACCGTCAGAACATAATGACTCAATATCTTTGGCTTGCGCACCCGTAGAAATGGTTGTCCAGCTGCCACTGCCCGTGCTGGCACGTTTCAAAGATTGCCCGTCAGCAACATAAATGTATCCACCAGCAACACACATCAACTGTTTAGCAGCAGTAGTCGGTGCGCCCGAACCAACATTCAATGCCGTAGTGTTCAGCAAAGATACCTGCCCTTTAATCCAAGGGTTTATACCTTTAGATTTATAGAACATATAGTCCTTGGCTTCAGCTGTGTCGGCATACTGTTGACCAGCACCAAGATGCCACGAATCCTGACCACGCCTCCACAAACCACCAGGGTTAATAGCCGCCTCACCAGGGGCAGTCGAAGTGTCTTGCGAATCACGCACCCGTTGCTCATGGCTACGCACATACCTGCCTGATTTCATATCAATCAGATACGGGCGACCATTGATAGCGACAGGGTAAACCGATGGGACAACATTGGTTTGTGCTGTACCCGAAAAGAACGCTGGAGAATCAAAAAATGGGATACTGAACGTGGGTGCTGCGACCACGACCTAACCTCTTTGCAGAAATGTAGGATATTGCCGAGCAAGTTTAGCTGCTTCGGCGGTGATGCGATCACGACGCATACGAATAAGGCTAGTGATACTGCCCGATACTGCACCGGCTGTGACTTCATCTGCACGACGGGTGTCACCTTGGGATTCTGTGAAGTTGCGTTTTACTTCTCGTGGGGCTACCAAACGGATTTGCGCCCCAATAACAAGAAGGTCTTCAGCTGATTCAGGGAACCCAGCGTTCAATTGGATGCCTTCTGCTTCGGTAGTAACCTTAGTAAACGGGGATCGGTATGTGACACGGACATCACCAGGGCGTACACCTTGGTCGAATTGTAGTGCTAACCCTGAGCCGAAATCTTTGGTTGGCATATCACGAAGAAGTTTGACGTTGCGTACCTGCTGGTAGTCAGACGATAAATACCTTGCACGGACTTCGATGATGTCAATAACACCGGCGACTGATGGCAGGTTGATTTGACGGTCTGAACCATTGTAGTTCAGGTCAAGGATTTTAACTTGGAACAAGCCGTTCATAGGGCTGGATAGGTCGGCTAGTTCATCGTTGATGGCTTCTAGGATTTGCGCCCGTGGGAACCGTGGGTTGACAATGAGCATGGAGTTGACAACATGGGCGGCTGCGACAGTAGCGTTAAATGCCCGTTCAACGGTTACGGTTTTGCTGGCTTCCGACACAGACCAGACATACATTTGTTCCGCATCAACTTCAATGATGGTACCGGCACGGACCCCGCCAACTTCGTAGGTCAGGGTAAGGGTTGTCGCCGTAGCATTAACTGCCGAAGCTAGTTTGTTACGTTCCTCAATAACTCCAGACAGCAGTTGCCGTTGGGTTCGGTTAATGACTTGGGCGACTGTAGCCACTGTTTCTTTTAACCTTTGCCTTTAGCAGACATGGGGACTCCTTGTGTTGGGACAAGGCAATCATAGCCTATAGTGCGTCAGGTTCGTTTTGAGTCTTTCATCACTGGGGTTTAATGCCACGGCTTGTGATCCGTGGAAGAACGCTTCGTCGCTGTCTCCGAGGTGGTGGCAGGCGATTGCCATGAGGTCGTGTGGTAGCCATCCCCATGCTTCTGCTTCGCATAGGTAGTCCAATGGTTTTTCGGTGATTGCTAAAGCCGAGGATGCTGCGTTTCTACATCCGAGCCAGTTGTGTTCGTTGTGGTAGTAGAGGGCTAGGTCTACCCATGATTCTCGACGGGTTGGGTCTTCAGCTATGGCACGGTACAGGTGGTAGTCGGCAGCGTTGGGAACCATTTTGGCGAGGTACCGGTGGGAGGCTGCTCGTTCTGGGAACCATGTTGCTAGGTCTAGGTGACGTGCGAAGTGGTATTGGGCTAAGCCGTAGTCGCCGTGGAAGTACAGTTCACGGGCTAGGTAGAACTGGTTGCGGTCATCTCTAGGGTCTTCTTCTACAGCAAGTTTGAGTAGGGGTAGGTATTGGCTGCGGGATTTGGTGTTGTCTGGGTGGTGGTGGATTTCTAGCCCGTCTACCCAGTGTTGGGTTTCTGTGTCTAGTGGTTTGAGGACTTCGTGTACTGGGTGTTTCCATTTGTAGTCGTGTCGGGTGTGGATTTTGTCGCCACCGTAGGTTAAGCCTTCTGTCCCGTCGGGGTTCCATGACCATGTGTATTTGTATCGGGGGCGTGTAGTACCAGCGGGGATTGCTTCTAGTTTTTCTCGCCAGCCTGGTTGGAGTTGTTCATCCATGTCCAGTGCGATGCACAGGTCAATGTCTTGGGGGAGCATGGAAAGTGCGGTGTTGCGGGCTGTGTCAAATCGCCACGGGCTGAACTCACGGGTGATGGTGTGGATACCAAGCGAGTGGGCTAGGTGGGTGGTGTTATCTGTGGAGCCTGTGTCAAGGATTAGGAGATGGTCTGCTTCTTTGGCGGAGTCATACCAGCGTTGAACAAAGGCTTCTTCGTTGAGAGCGATTGTGTATACAGCAATTTTCATTGGGCAGCCAAGGCTAAAGCCAAGTCTTTTTTGCGTTTCAATACGCCCCATTTAAGGGTGTAAACATTAAAGCCGTTCCCGTAATTGTCTGGTATTAATCCTAAAACATCCTGATAGTTGTCCAGTGTGAATGTGTTTTCAATGCGCATATGACCAAGTGTTTCAGCAAATTCTTGGTCGGCTGATCCAACATCAAACTGGATGGCACTGTCAATGTCCCCGTATTCTGGGTAGCAAGACAACAAATTGGCAAGAGACATATGAGCCATTTTTTGTTTAACAAAATTAAGTAGATACTCATTAGTTGCAACAACATCATCAGGTCGCCTACGAGCATTTGTATTTCCCATAAGGTATTGTGCAACCTGCATATTGGTCTGGTCAGAAACAAATATGCTATTAAAACCTATTTCATTAATAAACTTTTTAGCATCCAAAACAATTGGGTCAGTCCCATTAAAAGGCACTTCAGCCAATATTGCCCATTCAGTTATTAAGCGAAACATCTCAGACAACGTGGCAGCCGACTGAGGGAATGGGTCGCCGTTAATAAAATAATCTTTTGCGGATTCGTCATCTTTAACATGGGCATATACAAGATTTGAAACTCCACTTATATTAATTATTGGTTCATAAATTAAAACATCTTCTGCTTTCCAACCTGAATAATATGGTTCAGTTCCAGCAGTCAAATATCGTTCAGGACCATAAAAAGTATTGTCACAACGCCAGCTATCAGCATCCTCATATATCGGTTTGGAGTTCATAAAATAGAAAATGCCTCTATTGTTGTAATCCAAAGCAGGGTTAAGGTATTGAGTTACCCGTTCAAAAGGTATTGCACTAACATATTCTTCTTTGTCTCCGCATTTAGCAACGAAACTGTGGACTGTTTGGATACCCCAATAATCATTAAACGCTATAAGCAGTTTTCCATCAGGCATACGATGCAGGTCGTAGTGGATAAATTCTTCATCACCTGCTGGTGTTCTGCGAAACAATTTTACGGATTCGTCTGTGATGTTGTCAAGCATATAAAACATTTTGTGGTAACTAAAATTATTTATGTTGTAAGGTTTTGCTTCCATAATTCCCCTTTAAGGTCCGTAATATCTAAAAAACACTAGCCCAGCGTTTCCTGCTTCTTTACCAGTTGAAGCATAGCCACCGTTACCACCAGCACCGTATCCTTTTCCTGGTGTTCCTTGTGTGCCTCGTTTATCGGTCTTGGATGAACCACCGCCACCGCCAGAGTTAGCCCAAATACCATTACCAGGACCACCGTTACCAGCAATAGTGGAGTTTCCGTTTCCACCGTTGCCATCCATTCCTGCGCCACCACCACAGTTTATTTGAGGAACTTTTGCACCATCGTTGTAGGCAGTGCCTCCTACATATGCAGTGCCATCACCACTTCCAAGGTTTCCGCCTGAACCTTTCCATATACCACCAGTACCGCCACCTGCTGTGTATGTAGGGAAATTGGTACCACTGATTGTGGTGGTTCCGCCTGTGCTTCCACTGCTGGCACTGGTATTGCTGGTGTCACCAGCAGCACCACCCGCACCAACAGTAAAGTTCAATACTCCACTGGTACCAGTAAATGCAAGCGAATTGGAAATTCCTGAACGAAGTCCTCCAGCACCTCCACCGCCACCATCATGTCCACCTCCGCCACCACCGCCAACAATAACCATTGTAGGCAAAGCAGTAGGGTTCACACCAGAAACAGTGGGGACAGTAAACGAGTAACTACCAGCAGTGATATAAGCAAGTTGCCTTAGGGTCCATGTACTAAACGAAGCAGTACCAGAAGTAACAGAACCAATACTGGATGTGACTACAGCACGAACATAATATGTAGTTGCAGCCTGGTCAACTACTGTTGCTGTTGTTAACCCCGTAACAGTTGCGCTAGAAGAAAAAGAACCAGTACCAGACCCAGAACCCGCAACAGAAGTAAAAGAACTAAAGTTAGAAGCGGTACTGTAATGAAACACAATAGTTGTGTTGGCTAGGTTGCCGTTAACAGTAGCGTTAAAAGTTGCACGGCTTTCCGTAACGCTGGTTGCTGCATTGATGGTTACTGTGGGTAGAAGATTTATTGCACCACCGAACGCTCCACGACGGATGGGCATTATGCGCTCAAATCGCCAATGAGAACAAAACTGTTAGAGCCGATACAAAACAAAGCCGCACTTGAATACTGGGTTCGTAACTTCAGCCCTGGCGTACCAACAAGTGTTGCACCACCAGCAGAAACCGTTACTTGACCAGCCCCAAGACTTAACAAATCAATGCTTTGACCAGCAGTGGCTCCAGTAGAAGTACCAACAGTTACGGTCACAGCTGAAGCGTTACTTAATGTAACCATTTTTCCTAAGTCTGCTGTCAGCAACGTGTATGTCGTACCTGTTTGTGTATTGACTGTTTGGGCGGTAGAAAAACTCCCTGTTGCTCCTGTGGGACCTGTAGCACCTGTAGGACCGCTAGGACCAGTCGGTCCAGTAACCGTGCTTGCAGCACCTGTAGAACCTGTAGGTCCAGTAGGTCCAGTATCTCCTGCGTTTCCTTGAATACCTTGTGTGCCTTGTGATCCTGTGGGTCCTTGTGCGCCAGTCGGTCCTGTAGCCCCATCTGCTCCAGCACCACCAGCGGCACCTGTAGGTCCAGTTGGTCCAGTGACAGTAGAAGCCGCACCAGTTCCGCCCGTTGCCCCTGTAGGACCAGTCGGTCCAGTTGCACCAGTAGGTCCCGTAACAGTAGACGCTGCGCCGGTTGCGCCAGTAGGACCCGTAGGTCCGATGTTGGCAATAACTAAAAGAACATTGTGGTTATTAGCAAAGTTTGTTGTGCCTGTGCCACCGCTAGAAACATAAGAAACAGGAACATCAAGATAAGAGTTTCCGTAATCCGTAATCGTTGCGCTAACAGTAAACTTTTGAAAGTTGGCAGAGTTATTTGCGTCTTGAATATAAACAGTATCGTTTGGTTTTAATAAACCAAGAAACAAGTCAATGTCGTAACCATCAACATCAATGTGGTTTATCTGCAATTGTGTCGCAGATATTTGAGTTGCGTTGTTATACGCAATCCTGGCAGTACCAGGGTTACCAGTTGTTGTGCCTGTGTCAATTCTGTAGTCATAAAAACTTGACGACTGTCCTTGTGGACCTGTCGGACCTGTAGGTCCAGTCACCGTTGAAGCAGCACCTGTCGGACCAGTGACACCTATTGGTCCAGTCGGACCTGTAGAACCTGTAGGACCCGTGACAGTAGAGTCGGCACCTGTTGGACCTGTAGAACCTGTTGGTCCTGTCGGTCCTTGTGAACCTGTAGGACCCGTGTTACCAATAACCCCTTGTGAACCCTGAGTACCAGTCGGACCCTGCGCACCCGTAGGACCAGTAACCCCTTGTGGACCCGTAGGACCCGTCACAGTCGAAGCTGCGCCAGTCGGACCTGTAGGTCCAGTCACCGTTGAAGCAGCACCAGTAGGTCCTGTAGGACCCGTAACGTTACTTGCGTCACCTTGCGCCCCTGTAGGACCCGTCGGACCTGTAGGACCCGTTACGCCTTGGCTACCAGTAGGACCAGTAGGACCAGTAGGTCCCGTTTGACCTTGTGGACCTTGCGAGCCTGTAGGACCAGTCGGACCCTGCGCTCCTGTAGAGCCAGTAGGACCAGTCGCCCCTTGTGGTCCAGCGTTCTCAGAACCAACAACCGTAACCTTCGTACCAACCGTCGCAGGAACAGACGGATCAGCAAGAGCAACAACAACCGTAGAACCAGTCTTGAAAACAACAACCGGCTCGTTCGATATCGCAACCGTAACCTGGACAGTAGCCATTAACTACCGAGTCACATCGGCAAGAACCGTGACAGTCCCAGACAAAATAGTAGTAATCACACCCGCAGCGTTTTCCTGCAAATCCCAATACAAAAAGCCAGGATCAAGAGCTGCTGTGTTTGTAGCAGAAAAAGTAGCTGTCAACTTGCCAGCTGCCCCGTCAGTGACAGCACACGTACCTGTAATACTGATAGCAGAAATGTCAGGGGTGACTCTCATCTGGGATGAATACGTACGACCCGTGATGTCAACAGGGGATGTACCGTCCGTAGTAATAGTTACTTCAACGGTTTCCGTATCACCACGAGTGATAATTAAATCTTGTTTTGCAGGTGCAGCCATATCAAGGGTATATTACCACTAAAGAGGTGCTGGCGTTCCTTCGATTTGGTGCCGTGAAGTAGCCAACTGCTCAACAGCATGGCAGCCATCAATAGTCTTTGGCTGTAAACCTTCAGCCCGTAAACGCTTATAGGCAGGCATATCTTTAGACCAGTTCTTTTCCCGCTGGTTAATCTGGGCAACTGATTCACCCTTGGTGGTAGTGGAGTTAGAACCTATCTGAACCCCTGCAACCCTGCAACCAAAACAACCCTCAACATCCAAGTACGGATGAGTTTCCCTATGCTTCACGAAATGAACGCCCCGTAACCAGCAGCCACAAGATCGGCTTGTTCCTGACCTTCAACGGTATGCACATGACCACCATGATACGTATAGGAAATCAAACTATGGTCAGACGGTTCAGTTTCCTGAAAAGACCCATCAGTCATTTTGAACACATTGCGTCCACGCCTTCCAGGGCGAAGAAAAGCAAAAATCCCTCTCTCCTCCGGTTCAGACCAATACACAAGATTGTCTGTTGGGGTAATAAATGTTGCCATGTCTAGATAATAACAAAAGCCCCCGCCTTTCGGCAGGGGCTTCCGTTAATTCCTTGTCGGAAATTAGGCGTTGTTTGAACCAATGCTTGAAGCTGATTCGATGCGACGCAGTGCTTCCTGACGGAATACTGAGTAACCAACGAAATGCTTCCAACCAACTGGGCGGAAACGCTTCAGAAGGTCAGTGATTGTTCCGTACACGATTGTTGGCTGTGAACCGTACTCGCCACCCATTGAGACAGCCTTGGCAAGAGCCTGTTGTCCCATGATGAGTGTTCCGTATGAGTCACCAGTACCAGCGGCACCTGCACCGTTGAAAGCGTTAGCGAACAGAGGCGCACGTGGCGACTCCATGAAGCGTACGCCTTCAAACATACCAATTTCACCGTTGTAAAGAGGCATTGCGTTGGTGTACTTGTATGAGTCACGCCAACCAGAAGCGTCTGTAATACCACGAAGGTCGTACGATACGTCTGGGTGGATGAAACCGACATAGTTGCCACCGATTGTTGGAACGTTAGCTCCACGCAATTGAGCCACTGCACGACGGATGTCTTGGGCGGTAATGGTGTCATCAACATCCATGTCAACACGAGCAGCAGCGGTATCTGTACCACCCGTTGCGTAAATGACGTTTGTTCCAGCCTGAAGTGCGGTACGAGCGATGGTGTCAATTGACAAACCAGCGTTGTAACCAACAGCCTGAGCAGCTACTGGGTCCACAGGGAGGAAGGATGATGCACGGAGCTTAGCGGTGGTAACAGTTGCGTTACCGTATTCTTCAAGGGTTACTGTGACCTGGCTGTCGCTCATTGAGACAGGGGTTACATCCTCAGCTTCACCGAGTGGCGTTGTAGCCGCTGCGAGATCTGCGAATACGGTGAACTTCACTGAAGCACCTGGGTTGGTAGCGTTTGTAGCTTGAACAGATGCGAACTGGTCAAAGTACATTTCTGGACGAAGGGCAAAATATGCCAACTTCTCAAAAGCTACTTGGTCTGTAGATAGGCTTGCGGTGCTTATCTCATTGGCGTAATAATCAGCCATTTGGGGTTTTCCTTAAATTTTAGAGGGGGGGGTTTAGTTACCCAAGGTCAATACCCTGGGCTTGTGCCTCAGCAAAAATATCGTAAACCTCTTGTTCAGATGATGCTTCACTAATCCTTTTATTCCACGACGGTGGAGGAGGGGCTGACTCGCTACCTGCCGCAATCTTGTTAGATTGCTTCCATGCTTGCTTGTCTGCATCTTCCGACGCTAGGGGTGTAATTAGTTGTGCTTCAACGGCGGCTTCACGGATAGCTTCTGGAGTTAAATCACCATCGTAACCTTTAACGAAATACTTGGCTTGCGGTGAAGCGGGATCAATTCCTGCTTTAACGAAAGCTAGTTCTCGTTGGGTTGCTGAGAATTCCGCAACTTGTTTGCGTAGCTCTCTGGCTTCTTTTTCCAACTGCTTCATCCTTGCCCGTACAGGATTCTGTGTGGGTTCGGTTTCCGTTTGGTCGTCGAATTCTGAATCGAAATCTTCGTATTCTGACATATGGCACTCTCCTTGGTCCACATCGCACTGGAGGGTTGCGATGGCTACTTAGTTTTTACACCCCATATTTACGCTGCTGACTAGGGGGGCTGTCAGTAGGTCTTCCCGTCGGGATCAAACTTAAACTAACACACTTGAAAGTAGTTGTGCTACTGCCCTACTGTGCCAAGTGCTGATACACCTTGGCTTGTTGCGAATCCACCACCAGTTTCAAATGCGGCTTGGCGTGAACGCTTACGAGCTGCGATTGCTTTACGTGCGTCAGCGTTTGTTCCAAATGTTCCAGAGATTTGTTCTTCACGACTAATGGCTTGCTCGCCTTGAAGTGGGTTGAATAGTTCTTGCTGTGCGCTGATTGCGGAGAACCCTGCTTGGGCTTGTGATTCTTCTGTGATGCCAGAACGGACAAGGGCTTCTGATTCTTGTGCGCTCAATTGGATACCAGCTTGAAGTTGTGCTTGTGAAGATACGGCTGCGGATTGTGCTTGGCGTTGTGCTTCGTACCGGTCAAAGGTTGGTCTGGCTCGTTGAGGGTCAATGAAGTATGCTGCTAGGTCGCCTTCGCCTACACCGTAGAGTCTTTTGAATTCTGCAATAACGGTAGGGCTGGCGTTTCTTACTGCTTGGTATCCCTGATCTATGCGTCCTTGAAGTTCTTCTGGTGACACATCGTTGGCGATGAGTTGCTGGAAATCTGCGGGGGAATCGTAAAAGTTCTCTGGCAGGTTCGCTGACTGGAGCCGACGCTTGTAGTCGGATTCCATACGCAGATATTGAGACACTGAAAACTGTGGCTTGTTTTGGTCTTTGAGGGTTTTGTTGGCAGGAAACCGGTCATTAAAGGCTTTAGTGTCACGCAACTGAATACCAATTTCGTCAATGGTGGAACCAGGGCTAATGGTTTTATTTGTCCAAAGACCCTTGACAGAACTTAAAAACTCTGCGTCACCCAAACCATAAAATTCTAAAGTGTCCTGAAGAATCTTAAAAGCTGATTCTGTGTATATTTCATCTGCCATTAGAGGACTCTACCAAATGCTTGTGAAATACTACTTGCCAAAGCACGGGCTTCTTCCCTAGCGTTCTGTGTTTTGTCCCAACCAAAATTAGCGTCTGAACGCAACTTGACTTCCCATTCGCTTGTGGACATTAGGCGTTTCTTTCCTTCTTCTCCAAAGTCAAACGCTGTTGAGTAGGCACCTTGGCTCATGTCAATTGAGTTCAAATCTTTTTCCAACACTTTGGATGCTTGTGTTTTGTATGAATCAGAAATGTCTTCAAGGCTTAAACCTTGGTCAATCAAACTGGACAGATGACCATACTTACCTTTAGCCAGTTCACGTTGCTGACGGACAACATCGTCTGTGACCATTGATCCAGTCAAAACACCGGCAATGGTGCTGTCAGAAACCGTGTTGAAAAATGATTTGCCAATGTTAGCTACGGATAGGTAAGGACTTGATTTGCGTACCCGTTCAATTGTTGTGGTATTGACGTAGTTACCTGTGGCTGGGTCTTTACGGAAGGCTTCTTCATAGACCTTCTGTTTAAGGGTTTCACCTTTCCAACCAAAGTTCATTGCATCTTTAAGGAAAACATTAAAGTCGGTTTTATCAAATCCAAGATCGCCAACAAGTGATGTGATGTTTTTGACTGTTCCTTCATTTTTAAGTTCAGTAAAAAAATCCGTGTTATCAAGTTGAGCTGCAAATCGTTCTTGACTTTCAGGAGTCAACCACATTTGGTCTTTAACTCCTGTTTCAAGCAACTTAAAAAGACCAGAGTATTTAACAGGGTCAAGGTCTAAAAGCCATGATTGTTTTGCAAACATCTCACGGAACTTAGGTTTCCAATCAACTACAACTTTTTTCTTTTCTGGAATCCACTTCTTGCCATCCCATGTATTTAGTACACCCTTAATCATTTTGGTGGCACCAACTTTTGTAGTGCTGCCAGGCACGGTAGGACCAGTTGGACCAGTAGGGGTAACGGTGGTATCGCTAGTTATGGGACCAATTGGTCCACCAGCACCAATTTTGTCAACCGCTTTTAATTGGGCAGGAGTAACTTTTAATTGATAAAATCCAGGATTGTCAGTTTGACCAGTAGTACCTAAATTTATATTTCCCACCAATGGTGCGGCAAGTTCAGCTGCTGTTAGTTTAGTTTTTGGATTGTCAAATCTAGCCAATAAATCAGTCATCGTTTTAGGAACGTCGTACACAACTGCTGGGTTGCCTTTTTTATCAAGACCGTAAGAACCAAACTTTTTTTGACCTTCAATTTGAGTTCTAACAAATTCTTGAACCAGATCAGCACGGCTTGTTAACGCAGTAGTTGACTCGGCACTTAACCCAGGGGAATCTTGAATTTTCTTTTGCTCATCGCCAATACGTTTGTAAAGCCAAGACATCCTGTCACGAAATTGTTCTTTGGTTGTTATTTCAGCCATCAGCCAAGTCCTTTAATTGCGTTGTCAATAATGTTTGTCAAAGTCAAAGCCCCCATAGCTTGTGCTTCCCCTGGTGCGCCAGTCTTTACGAACTGTTCCGCAGCTACAGAAGCGTTAGGAGCAATGGCTCCACCTGTTCCTTCAGTAACTTCCATCCTGTTGTATGACTTTACAAACTTGTTGATTTCAGAATCAGAAAGTTGACGACCAAGAATGGAACTAGAAGCCTGACGGAACACAGCAGTCAAGTCTTGCTTAGGTGTAGTGCGGATTCTCTTGCCTGCGCCTAATGGGGTGAAACCTACTTCGGAAGCCATCAAGGTTTGAGCAGCTTCAATAGTTACACCGTTAGCGTTTGCCCACAACATCGCTTCTTTCATCGCCGTAAGATCACGTGTGGCAAACCCACTGTTGGAAGGTTTTGAGTTTCCGTATATACCCAACTGTTGAAAACGATTCAACAAATTACGGCGTTCGACAGGGGGGTATTTTGCTAGTTCTGCGTATGCCTCATCGGAACTGTACTGACCACGTTCAAGAAAACCTTTAGGGTTAACAAGTTGCTGACCTGTGTACATCCCTGTTTTAGGGTCAAAGAAACTTTGTTCTTCTATGGCAATGGTTTGACCAGGCATGGCTTGCGCACGGCGTGGGCGAATGGCTTGTCCGGCAGGTAAAGCGTTAGAGGACGAACCGCTAATCATCGGTGCGGTAAGGCTCGGTTTTACATTTGTTGTTTGTCCAACTGGTTGCCCGTTAGCGTCAAGTTTTGGTTGTTCTTCTGCCATGTTATGCCTCTACCTCGTAAGACAATAGTCTTTCATATATACGTGCGAATTCGGGGGTTTCGTCTTTTAGTGCTACACCGATACTTGCAAGCCAGTCACGAAGTGGTGTTGCTGCAATCGAATCAAGCGATGAGTAGCCAGCCGCAGCTGCGTTAGCCAAGGCACTGTCACGGGCATCAAGGTACTGCTTCAATGCTTGGGCGACATCGTTGTCGGCAAGGCTTGGCTCGTTGACCATGTTTTTCATTTGAGCAATTTTGGCTGGGAATTCACCAGGGTTGAACTGTGCAACAACAGGGAAGCCAGGGTACTGCTTGTTGAGTTCGACACGCCAAGACCGCAACCAAGTCCTTTGATTCTCTGAAGGGTTAGCAGGCAACTGATCCCGCAAAGAACGATACTGGGCTGAAGCTGCCTTATATTGAGCTGCGTCAACTATTTCACGGTCTGTCAAACGGCGACGCTTCCCAGTTTTCAACTGGCGGGACCACACTTCAAACGAGAAGTCATCCCCGCCTGGAGCCATGAATCCCGCAACATCGGCGTACTGTGAAAACAGTTTCCCGTTGGAGCGTTCCCAATCACCGAATTGTTCTGTGGCTTCAAGACCACCAGCAACCGACTCAGTTTTGTTAGACAAGTAAAGTAGTGCGTCGTTGCCGTAGATTTTAAGGAACCGTTCAACTGCCGTGTCGTAGTTTCCTGCAACACCGTCAGCTCCGATTGAGTTTGGATCTTGAAGTTTCTGGAACTCTTTAACTAGCTGGGTTGCATAAACATCGCCGGATGCGGTTTCAATTTTGAACTCAGGTGACGGACTGGTCGGACCGAAGAACTGACCTAAAGCCCTCAACCCTGTTATGACACGAGCTTTAGATTTGGCATCCGCAAACAACTGTTCTTTCTCGTTAGGGTCAGACAGGTCGTACTCTCCTGATGTTGACAACGCTCGAAGTACATCAACATAGGTATTGCCGTAAACACTTTGAAGGTTTGTGGTGTTGGCGTTCCATGCTTCACCCATACGTTTCGCCCACATCGGCACAAAACCAACAGATTCTTTACGTCCATACGGCAAAAGGATTGATGTGATGTTGTCAAAACTAGGGGTGTCTGGGGCAAGTTTTGAATAAGCAATTTGTGCTACTGGACCGATGCTAGGGATAACCCCAAGACCGATAGATAGTCGTTTGACTGGTGCCTGCAATGGGGCGTTGACCCCTGTGAGAAGTTCACTGATCCAGCCTGACGCTGGGAAGTTAAACGAGTATTCCCCTGTTACTGGATCCTTATAGAAGAACCCTTGTCCTTCTTGACCGCCAGTAATGCTGCTGTCGTATTTGCGTCCACCGTCAAATATCAGTTGGGCTTTACGGATACGGGTTGGGTCTTCAATCATTTTGGTTGCGTAGGTCGTGAGAACTTCACGCCATGCACCGCCGAATGGGACGATAATGCGAAGCATATCTTCGAGGTTGCTTCTACGGCTTGCATCGTAGAGTAGGTCTTTTGTTTGGTTGAGGGCTACGGCTTTTGCGTATCCGTCAAGCTGGTCAATTGTGCCAGTTGCCTGAGATGTGGAATCTGCGGCTACATCAGCAAGTTTCTTTAAGGTTTCTTTGTTGCCTACGTAACGTGCTGGTTTCATTCCTTCAGCTTCGGCTCGTTTGACAATATCGTCAAGCAACTTACGGGCTTCAGATGGACTTAACAGGTCAGCAGTGTCAAGGACTTCTTTGAAATAAAACTGGCGGAATGTTGGTGACTTTTCAAGAACCTGTACTGCCTTGCCATTAATGCTGGTAAAGAAGAAATCAACCATTTTTCGGCGCAGTTGAGTGAACTCGGTAGAAATGTTTGGGTCTTTAGCCACCCCCATCTCTGGGCGTTTAACAACCTGAGCAAGTTTTCCGTCGTCACCTTTAGCGTTAAGCAACCCACGCAGAGCATCTGATCCTGTTTCCCCATCAAAAGCCTCACCTACATGAACAGGCTGGATGATTAGTTTTCTGCCTGGTTCAGAAACACCAAAGGCGGTGTCGTATTCAATGGCTTTAGTTATACGTTCGCCAACAATGATGCCTTCGTATTCTCTGCCTTGACCGTCAAACAAACTAATGATGCTTCCAACTTCGCCGTCACCTTCACGAAGATCTCTAGCAAAGTTGACATCAGCTGCGTCAATAACTTCACGACCAAAAAGCGTGACCTTTCCGTCAACAAGTTTTGTTAGAGGAACACGATTATGACCAGCAATGATTCTAAGTTCTTCGTCGCCACGAACAATGGTTTCAACCTTGGAGTTGAGAAGTTTGTCTACCCATTCGTGAAGAAGTTTATCTGGGATGTCATTACCAAGTTTAATGAAATTATCTTTACCCGTTTTAGGGTCAACATATTTGACACCTGTTTGTAGGTATGTCCTGAACGATTCAGCTGCATTAGCACCCGCTGGCGATGTAAGCCATTGTTTAACTTTTTCAAGTCTGTCTGTACGGCTTTCAGCGGCACTAAAAATGCGTGACATCCGATTCATTACAGGGTCAATAAATATCTGGCGCAAGTTAGCGACATAAGCACTAGTGTGGGCATCCCTGTTCCCAGTACGTTCAATTTGAGAGAAACTACCTGTGCGAACCATGCGTTGTTTGGCAAGGCTGCTGTCTTCCATGTTGCGATAAATGTCGTACGTTAATGACTCATAGAATTTTTCAAACTCAGGACGATACTCTGCTGCCTCTTTACCAATAGCATTGTCAAATTCGTTTCCAAGAATGTCAAACTTTCCCTTACGGCGAGTAATCCACATAATCATGTCAACAGGGTCGGTGAAAGCGTTGGCTAATCCGCCCATAGCCATACGGGTTTGAGCGTCCATCATGTTACGCATAATGTAACCACCACTAGCAAGCGTCAATGGTTTCCAAATTTCATTCTGTGTGTACTCAGCAAGGATACGAACACCATCAATTGTTTTGCTTTTACGGGCAAAAGCCATTTTCCCTGTTAACGCTCGAAGTTCCCTAAAGTCAGGAAGGACCATAACGTCATCAGCCAATTCAACCAATGCACCAGGACTTATCATTTTAGGATTGTCTAAAATGTCTGGACCAAAACTTTTTAACAGTTCATCTTGGTTGGTGTGTTCAAGTAGGACTTTAAGAAACCCGCCATCATCAGGTAGACCAGCTTCATTAATTGAATATGTGCGGGCATCAAGAAGAAGTTTGTCGGCTTTCTCTTTCATTATTTGCCCAATGCGAACACCGTCTTCTTTTGATCCACCGGCTTTTTCATAGATGGCTTTGAACACTTTGTCGTAAGCATCTTTCATGTGTACACGGGAAGCAGCTTTTTCCTGTGTGGTTACAGCACGGACAACCGTATCCATCATGTCAACGTATTCAGGGCTGTCTTCAGCGAACCCTGTGCCTTTGAGGTAGTTAGAAAATGTTCTTACTGCTTTTGATTTGTCAATACCTGAACCGTTAATAATCAATGATTGTTCAGGAACGTCTGACAGGATGCGCCCGTTACGAATAGAACGGTAAAAAGGAACACGTTCAGATAAAGTGTCGTCAAGCCAAGGTTTAATTACCCCAGCCGCAGAGACTTTACGGATGTCTTTAGGAAGCAAAACATTGTCTGGGTTGTTAGCAAGTCTTGCTGAAGCCTCACCCAAAACACCCTGAACTTTTTGGACAGTATTTGATTGGGCGAACTCTTTAGCAACATCAGGGCTTAACCCATCAATGTTTTCCAAGATGATACGAGTTTTTGTTTCAAGAGTTGTTGTGGTGTCTGATGCGATACCTGCGACCCATTCAGTAACACGGACAGCACCAGGGTGAGTTGTTACCCACTTGCCGAATTTGGATTGTTCAAACGCAATAGATTCGGCAGTGTAAAGACCTGCTTCGCCACGAGCCAAAGCCCTAGCACCAGCAATAGCTGTTTCGTCTGCCAAGCCTGGGATAGCTGCACGAGAAGTACGAGATTTGGCTGTACGCAAAACATTAGGTAACGCCTCATCAATGGCTGAGACACCACGAATCTTTGATCCTAAAGGACCAGTTGGGTCGGCAAGGATGTTGACTCCAGCGTCAAGGAAACCTGACATAACACTGTAAGCCTTGGAACCTGGGGTGAAAGCAAGTTGTGCAGATCCACGTCCTACTGTCCAAGCACTGCCGTTGATTGTTCCACGGAATTCCCTTGCACGAGTTGCTTGATTCTTTGCGGCTTCGTCACCAATAAAAAATCCTGTACCGGCTTGACCTGAATCAGCGAGCATTGTTCCAAGGTTTGTGGACTTAAAAAATCCATCTACACCTTCAGCGTCATTAGCTGAGAACGCTTCAGCACCCGCATTTTGAACAAGGTCAGGAAGAAGTTGTAACGCTGCAAAACTCCAACGAGAAGCAGCTTTTGCTTTGCCGTAAACGTTGCGTTCAAACCATGATTCATTCTTTGGTTTGTTTGGATTGTTTGTGGCAACCATTTGTTTGCCAGCAAGATTTGTAACTACATCAACAGCACCATTAGAAGTACCAGATTTAGCCATAGCAATAATGATTGAAGCAGGAATGTAAGGAGACTTTTTGTAGATGTCGCTAATACGTTTAGCAACTTCAGGTGTGGCGGTTGCTTTAGCGTCCGATACAGCCTTTAATGTTTGTTGTACTTCAAGGTTGGATTGGTCTTCATCAACAGGATCAAATGGTGAAAAACCCATTAGTACCCTTCACGAACATATGAATCCAACATATCGGCAAGTTCTTCAGAAGGGAACGCTTCGTATAATCCACGAAGTTCGTTTAGCACTGGGTCGTTATTGCGTGGCACTGCGAACTGGGTCATCGGTGTAGGACCAGGACCGAACGATGCGCCAGCCGTTACAGGTTCCGCTGGGCGTTCAGTCGGGCGAAGAAGATTACCCATCTGTCCAGGTTGAACCTGTGGAATGTTTTCTGTTGGGGGAGTAGCCATAGGTACAGCAGATTGGGAAGCCATTTGTTTCCCTGCTTCACCGTATGTTTGTCCTGTTGCAGCCATCTTGGGAACTTTGCCCCCACGAAGATCTGAACGATTTGGATAATCCTTAGCCATTGTTATGCCCCTCCAAGACTATTAGCTAGTGCCATTACTCCACCTGGTGATTGTGGCTGTGCAGATGAACCTGCGCCACCACCAAGTTGAGCCAACATTGCGTCCATATTTGGTGGACCTGCTGGTGGACCTGCTGGTTGTTCCATACCCATACCTGGTGCTGATAGTCCTGGTTGTGTTTCAGGTGCGCCAGCTGGTGCCATTTCTGCCTGACGTTCTTGCGCACGTTTCTGTGCTGACATGATTGCTTTAGGAAGTGTCATCTTATTAGAAGCAACTTGTTCTGCGATATATGCAAGATCATCTGGCTGGTATGGACCGTTCGGATCTGCGGCTTGTGCCTGAATAGAAGACAACAATGCAGCTTCGATTCCTTCAGCCACAATGCGGTCCTTTTCCATCTCTGGATCTGCAATAAGTGGGTCGGCTTCACGAGCTGATTCTTTAGACATAAGCCCTGTACCAAGACGCTGACCAAGACCCACAATGAGACTGTTCACATCTGAACCGGCTGCGGAGTATGAAACATAATGGAAGTCTGTTTCCCAAAGTTTGTTTGGTGTGTAGTCCTTGACTCCTCCACCCATGCCTGAAACAAAGAATGACTTGGAGTAACTACCCCAATAGGCTTTTTCAATTCCAATAGCAATCTTGTCTTCTTCAACCATTGACGAAGCGAACAAATCTTGGGCTTCTTGTACACGGAAGTCAACTGTTGCTGCAAGGATGTTTTCTCCACGGCGACCAGTACGGATATTGGTGCCTGACTCTCCACCGAACTCTGCTGGGATAGAACCTTCGAGGCGTTCTTGGCGTTCAAGACGGTCAAGAGCTACGTCTGTTTTGTATCCAGGTGAGATGTTTTGTACCTGAATATCTCCACCCTTTACAACACCAAGTTGCCCTGTTTTACCGTCAGCAATCTGAATGATCTCTGGGTTTTCACCTGGGCGGGCAATGAGGTATTCATCTGGGAAGATGCCACGCTCAATAGCAATTTCGGTGAGGGCTTGCAATCTTGCACGGGTGTAGTACATACCCATCAGACCGTCAAATTGTCCGTGTGGCTTGTCAAGGGTGATGCGTTGTGGCACCACTACAAGTGGCATACCTGTTTTGTTGCTGATTCGTTCTAGTTCAACAACGTGGGAACCCATGAATGGTGCGCCCGATTCCATTGCAATCCCTTTTTCTGATCCAATAACGCAGGTAACTACTTCGTTGTCGCAAACGTATTCAAGGATTTTGAACATGGTGTCCCATGATGGTTGTCCTACACGAAGGATTCCGTTTATTTTGTCGCCGTAGTTTTGGGTTAGCCAACGGTATGTTCGTGCGTATGTGAAGATGCAGTTATCTGGGACTGGGTTGTCAACATCTATAGTTGGCGCAGGGAAGGTATCAAGCGGGTTGCGAAGCTGCCATTCAGGGATGCGCTTATCAAAGTTAGGCTTAATAAAAATAGGCGAGTTGCTATATGCAAGTAAGTGCCTAGCACGGCGACGCATCTTCATGTTCATGCGGTTCTGATCCCAGATAGCAAGCATGGCTCGCTTCCGGTCACGAGCAAGTTGCATAGAGCGATCTTGTCCTTCACGCAAAGCAGGGAAATAAGGCGACGGCATAGTAGATGCGACACGCATAGACATCTGATCTAAACCCTGAACCAGCAGGTTAGCTACAGAAGAACGAGCTGAACGGTCAAGTTCATTAAGAGGGACAACAACATCACCGTTAGCTAGGCGACGGACCTCACGCATTTGATTGAGAATCGGACCTTGCGCTTCAAGACGCTCTCTGTATAGATCAACGATTTCTTCAACTGATTTCATGCGTCACCTTTGGTTACAAACAATGCAACGATAACACATCATAGCCATTT